TGGATTATTTAATTAAGGAAATCAAAGGGGAATAAAAATGAAAAAATCAGAAGTAAACGACCTAAGAGAATACATCATGGAAAGAATTAAATTACATAGATTAATTATCTCTCACGCAGCAGCAGATTTCAGACACGATGTAATTGATCAAGAAGAGTTTGAACGACAATTTGATGACAATGATAACGTAATTACTGAACTTGAATTTGTATTAGAAGAAATTAACTGACCATTTAACTACCTATTGACCACGCCCCTAATCCCTCATATCCTATATTAGTTCTAATCGTCATGGATGACCATATTAGTTCAAGGCCCGCTGGAGAGTATAGCTTTCTTCTCTCCCCAGGGCCTCTTATTTGACAAAAACTCTCAAATAATCAAAAATGATGATTAACCTTTGTGAGGTACATCATCGAAATTAAAATCCATTGCAACTATGATAAACTTATTCCACTAGACGAATTTGTTCCCCATGAAATGAATACGAACAGGCATCCAGAAAAACAAATAGAAGTATTGGCGAAATTAATTAAAAGAAATGGTGTACGTCTACCTATTATCATTTCAAAATTATCTAGTAAATGCGTGTCAGGCCACGGAAGATTCGACGCTTTTAAACTTTTAGGCATGGAGAAAATCCCAGTTGTCTATCAGGACTTTGAAGATATACCAGCAGAATATAGGTTTTTGGAGAGTGACAACTTAATTGCATCATTTGCTGAGCATGATGAATCTAAAATGTTGGATAACTTAAAAGAGCTAGATTTAGACATTGCCTCCATTGATATGGAAGAGTTTGGATTAATAGACTTCAATATCCCAATCGACATTGCAGATTTCAACGATGATGAATCGAGCGAATCAGAAAAAGAATACAAAATAGAAATTAAATTCCCTAATGACATGGAGATGATGGACATTCATGATGATCTCGCTAGTCGTGGTTATCTGGTAAAAATTCTATGAGTAAAAAGTATGGAATTCCCTACATGGGCAGCAAAGGCAGTATTTTAAAAAAACTATGTGGTATATTCCCTAATGCAGATAATTTTTATGACCTGTTTGGCGGTGGTTTTAGTGTCTCTCATTTTATGTATGAACACAGGAAGAATCACTATAAGCAATTCCATTTTAATGAGATTAGAAAAGGTGTACCTGAATTAATTAAGGATGCAATAGCTGGTAAATATAACTACGAAGTGTATAAACCTAAGTTTGTAAACAGAGAAGAGTTTTTTAAAAGATTAGAGATTGATCCAATGATTAAGTTACTGTGGTCTTTTGGTAATAATGGTAAGGACTACCTCTTTTCAAAAGAGATAGAGCCTTATAAAAAGTCCATGCACAATGCGATTATTTTTAACGAGTTTAATGATTTAGCAACAGAAGTCTTGCAAACCAAATCATTCAATGAAGGCTATAGCGTAAAAGACAAGAGGTTCTATTTAAGAAACAAGATTGAGTGGTACAGGGCTAATAAAGCTATCCCTGAAGTCTTATATAAGTTTATTAAAGATTTAAATCACGATAACCAAAGGCGACTGCAGCAACTGCAGCAACTGCAGCAACTGGAGCAACTGGAGCAACTGCTGCAACTGGAGCGACTGCAGCGACTGGAGCAACTGGAGTTCTACAATACCGATTACAGAAATGTCCCTATAAAAGAAAATTCAATAATATACTGTGATCCTCCATATATGAATGCAGCAGAATACGACAAAGGTTTTAACCACAAAGAATTTTACGACTGGGCAGCAAGTCAGAGTAATCCTGTTTTTATTTCCGAGTATCAATTAAAAGACGATAGATTCAAATGCATTTTAAATATTAAAAAGAGAGTGTTGCTTGCCGATAGTTCAACAGGCACTTTATACAAAACCGAGAAAGTATTCATCAACAAGGCGGCACAACGTGCTTTGTTTAAAAAATAAATCTATGCTACAATCTAACCAACAACATAATCAAGGGTAGTAAATATGGCAATAGACGACAAGTTGTTAAACATGGCTGTCAAAAAAGGCGCTCCATGGTGGTACGCAAAAGTCGTATTCGATAATGAGATATCCAGTGATCAATTAGAATACATAGAAAAAAATACAACAGAAGAACAAAACGCTAAATTCATGTGCAAGATATTTCCTGAGATAGCTAATAAAATCAGGTACAAATATTTACGTAAGAAGCCCGATAATTCCAAAGACAAGGATAAGTTTAAAAATACATTCAGAACAAACCTAAGAATAAATCTTGAAAGAAATGGGATAGTTGTTAAATCTTTAACTACGTCAATGTTTGAATTCATTCTTGGCTATAAGTTCATAGACATCGTGTTGCATATAGAATCTCAGTTTACCAAAGAGATGACATGGGATAATCAAGGGTCCTTCTGGCACATAGATCATATCGATCCATGCTCGAAACTTAAATACTCAAGTGTACATGACAAAAACTTTAAGCATCTGTGGTCACTTGACAATCTTAGGCCACTACCAGCGATGGATAATATATTAAAGAACAGTAAAGTCGTGGAAATAAACAAAAAGGGTTTTTTGTGGGCAGAAAGGCAGCAGAAATTGATTTTAACATAGTTGATACTGCCCTGTTTTATGGGGCCACGCTAGATCAACTTAGGTTTCTTCTTGCGAGAAAAGGTATAGATGTATCTGTCAAAACAATTCAAAGGATAATCGAAAGAGAAAAAGACATGACCTTTGGTGAGTATAAATCGTACAATCATGGCGGTGCTAAGTTTAAATTAGCTCAGAAGCAATTTGAGGTAGCAATGTCGGGGAACCCATCTATGTTAATCTGGTTAGGCAAGCAACTGCTCGGACAGTCAGACAAGAATGATTTATCCATCGATGCATCTAAAATAGAAATCAAAATCGACATAGATGACGAACGACTTTAAATTTATCCATCGATGCATCTAAAATAGAAATCAAAATCGACATAGATGACGAACGACTTTAAGAAAACAGATAAGCAAAAAGAAGCAATAAAGGTTTTAGGAGGCGACTCTAGAAACGTAATGTTATTCGGTGGTTCGAGATCTGGTAAAACATTTATAGCAATTTATGCAATCATAATTAGAGCATCTAAAATAAAATCACGTCATGTAATGTTGAGGTTGACATTTAATTCTATTAAAACTTCCATATGGATGGATACACTCCCAAAGGTGTTAGCATTATGTTTTCCTAATCTCCCAGTCAAATGGAATAAGTCAGATTACTTTGTCACTCTCCCTAATGGTTCTGAGATATGGATTGGTGGATTAGATGATGATAAAAGAGTCGAGAAAATATTAGGTAAAGAATATTCAACAATGTATTTTAATGAATCATCGCAACTGTCGTATGCCTCTGTACAAACAGCAGTCACTCGTCTAGCTGAGAAGAATGATTTAAAAAAGAAGTTGTACTTTGATTGTAATCCTCCTACCAAAAAACATTGGTCGTATTGGTTATTTATTAAAAAAGTTAATCCAGATAATAGTGATCAATCCCTTGACGCCAGTAAATATGATTCTCTTTTAATGAATCCAATTGATAATTTAGATAACATCGATGATGAATATTTAGAAATGTTAAAAACTCTTCCAGAGAAACAACGCCAGAGGTTTCTTGAGGGCTTATTTGTTGATGGTGATGATGGGTTAGCTTATTATTCATTCGATCCTGAAAAGCATGTAAGTGAGACTAAATCATATAATGGCACGTTATTTATTGGCATGGACTTCAATGTCAATCCTATGACAGCTATTATTTGTCAGGTAATTGATAATGAGTTTCATGTCCAGGATGAAGTGTTTCTTGAGAACAGTGATACATTAAAGATGTGCGATCATTTATTAAGAAATAATTATATAGGTGATGTAATACCAGATTCAACTGGTCGTAATAGAAAAACATCAGGGCAGAGTGACCATGATATGCTTCGTAAAAATGGGTTTAAAATAATACAAACGCTTAATCCTTTTGTCACTGATAGGGTTAGTAATATAAATAGACTTTTCACGGAGAATCGACTCATAATAAATCCGAAATGTAAAAAGTTGATTAATGATTTAAATAAAGTATCATGGAAGGATAATAAGTTGGATCAGAAAACAGATACAATGCTTACTCACATATCTGACGCACTCGGCTACCTATGCCATAAACTTGATCCAATAATCGCAAAAAGAAGAACAACTACAAGGACGCTATAATGGAATTAAGACAGCACATCCCAGAAATTTTAAAATACATTGAAAGTAAAGGTGAATACTTAGAAACTTCCAAAGAGTTTTTTGAAGTATTAGAAGGTGATATATTTTCTAAATTAGAAAAAGCACTAAGGGTTCAAATATTATCTGATGCTGCTTTTAAATCTGCTGTCCAGCGTATTCCTCCAATTAACATAATGAAAAGGATTGCT